TACTCACCTATCTTCTTTCGCTTCTTGCCTTTCCTCTCGACTAGAGCCCACTTGTTCGGCCCGCGTCGTGACAGCTCGTAGATAGTATTATTATCCACTAGCTTATATGCCTTCTTCGGCACTGTCTCAATCCAGTTTGAAAGCTGGTCGATGTTCTGCTCTGCCGCTTCCTTAGCCGCTGGTGTAGTGGGCGCACCGTAGTTCCTCATCAAGTAGTCAAGCGCTTGAGGATGACTTGCTCGAAGTACATCGTAAGGTGAGGAGGCTACCTTCCTCTCTGTTGCAGAGGGGATGTTCATGCTGCGCAGCATACCCGCTATAGCGACAGTATCTCCTTGCTTCACATACTCAAGGAAGAGATTCCTTTTATCAGTAGCCTTCAACTGTAGTTTACGAAGTGCCTGCTCCGCTCTGGACATAGGTTGTGGTCCAGCATTCGGCCTCATGTTGCTGGGAACTGCGGTTCCTCCGGGAACCCGATGAGGTCCAAACTGCCAACTAGCCGGAGGCGTACCTTGGTTGGGTCCAATCACCGTGACTAGCTCACGAGCGGCTTCATCTGCACCATCTACGCCAGCATCAGCCTTGCTAAAGAAGGTCTTGAAAACACCCTTAGCAGCAGCTCCTCCCAGTACTAACGCTGGACCTACTACAGCACCGATACCCGTAGAGTGTGCAAGCTGTTCTAAGTCTATCTCACCCTTACGAGCGGATTGATACAACGCATTGTCAGCAGCACCCAGACCTGCACCTGTCGCGAGAGCTATACGCGCAGTCTTTCCGAGAGATGCACCAGCAGCAAAAGGAGCAAGCGGTAACAGCGAGGTGGGGTCTATGACTGCCGCCGAAATTTGACCTGCTATGTTCCAACCAGCATATCTCTCCTGTACATCGGGCCTCATAGCGTGCATCTTCACAAGGTCGTCAATGTGCAGGAATTTAGACAGACTGTCCTCACCCCACCTAACAGCCTCATTCTCCTCTGCCTTTAGAGCCAGAGCTTCTTCCTCACTCTTTCCTTCCCCGACCATCTGGTACATATCCATAAGGTCAACGGCACTCTCTACCACGCCTGCACCAGTGCGCAGACCGGAGACAAAAGAGCCGAGCTTACTTCCTAGAGGGTCTTCAAAGGCTCGCGCGTTGAAGTCAGCCTCTTCTTGGGAAATCAAGTACGGGTCGCCAAGATTCATAGCCTCTTCTTTCTTGGCTTGGTAGTCTTCCAAGGTGCGCACAGAGGGGTCGTACCCTACTGGTCGTTGTGCCGCCCGAAGAGCATTAAGCTTTGCACGGACAGCTTCGAGTCTTTGCTCTATCTCCTCATCTCTAGCTGCGTCCTCTGCTTCTACTCTCTCACGTAACGAGCCGTATGCCGAAGGCATTTGTCCTAGTTCACTCATGATGGAATTCCTGCTTGTCTTGCATTAGCTAAAGGCAGTACATCTTCTACAGTTGATAGTTTCTTGATTAATCCTGAATAGTACATCTCTTTGGCTACCCTATTGTCCATACCTGCCGTGTACCTTTCATTATCCTGTCTGCGCAACTCCTTTGCAAACCGAACAACATCTTTGTCTAGTGCCGCCTTCAGTACCTTGTCCCATAGCCGTGCGGCTTTTGCCCCTCCCACATTGTAGGCTAAAGATGTTAAAGCTCTCTGATATTCAGGCTCTAAGTCCTCCCAAGTAGCCCCCCACTTGTCCCTTAACTTCGCATCCCAACCACCTCTCCTAGCCGTTCTAGCAATTCTAAGATTAGTCTGAGCGTCTTTGTTAAGAATCTTCATGCCGTCTGCTTTGCTGATTGGGACACGATTACCGTTGTCGTCTATAAATCTGACACCGTAAATGTGCTTCGACTCCCATTCTCGGTCTTTAATCTTATGACCATATGCGATATCGTAGGTTTGTGGATTACCTGCCTCTGCCGCATCGTTAGTAAGCTGCGGCGTAGCGCCATGCCATGTCTCCATATTCTCAGCTAACCCTCTCGCCATACGCCACCCAAGAGGCGATTCTCTGCTTGATTCCCACTCAGCCATATAGTCTTCTAGCGTCTCTTCAGATTCATTCGCAGCTCGTTCTTCTGGCGTCAATTCAGATGCTCCTGCGTCTTGTATCGGATTAAGCGCGTTCAACGCGCTTCTTACTTTGGGCCGGAACCCTCCTGTCCTCCTTGGGTATTAACCCTCATCCAACCTGTCAGATGGTCAACCACACTCTCTAGCGCACCTACGACTCCTCCTGCTATGTCGCCAGCATCAAATACAGCCTCTCCTTGCTCAATCTTCTCTACCAAAGACAAAGTATCTTGCAGAGCTTTCTTGGGATTAGGGTTAGTAGCAGCGTCATCAACAGCCTTATCCGAGCTGATTGCTACCTTACGTAATCTGCCTGAAGGCTCAACTACGTATTCTCTACCGTCAGCTCTATTCCGAACCCTAGCCTGACCACTCCGGTCCTGCCATACTTCATATCCTTGAGCGTCGTATACGGCAGCAGCCACAGCAGTTGAGGCATCCATCACTGGATACTTCTCACGGAGCCTTTTCGCTGCGGACATAACCGAGGCATGGAACCCTGTGTACAGTGAGTCTTTCTGAAGCTGTTGTCTTTCTTTTACCACTTCTGGGGTGAAGTCACCGACTTTCCATGCGTCCTTGAACTTACCCCAAAGTGGATTACCTGCCGCAAGATTATCCATCAGTGGGCTCTCGGGGTCAGAGAATGCTGTCTCTATAGCGGCATTAACTGTACTAGCCTCTACTTTTCCAAGGTCATCTCCCGATGTCTTTCCTAGTTTTGCAAGTTCAAGTTCTATGTTCCTAACGTGAGCGGCTTTGTTCGCTGCCTCTTTCCTTTTTTCCGCCTCAGAAGGTAAGTCTTGCCGCGCCCTTTCTATAGTCAGTTCAGTAGCTTCGTCAATGTAAGGTCTATAAGCATCAGACTTAAGCCTATCATCGTGCTCTTTGCGAGCAGTTACGCTACGCTGATATGCACGGTTAGCGCCGTCATAGTCTCCCGCTTCTGAGAGAAGCTGATGCATACGCTCGTAGTACTTCTCACCCTGAGTCGGGTCGAGCCCTTCTGCTCTAGCCTGTTTCAATGCACCCATACGTTTGTATTTTAGCATCCCCTTGCTCAGAGTTTCAAACGGGGTATCTCTCTGCATGTCCGTAGCGATGGCGTTCCCTAGCGCACTACCAAGACCACTGGAGGCTATATAGGCAGGTCGCTTCTCTTCCCATCGGTGTTGGTTCATGCCTCCCAACAATTCGTCCCACGCATTATTAGCCATTATCACAACCCTCCAAGAAAGTCAAAGCCGAACTTTAAGGCGTCGTTCAAGTAGTCTCGCTCTCGTCTGTCGTCAAAGTAGTCTACTCTAGCTGAGTTATCAGCCAGCTCTGCCAGATATCCCTTAGCCGTCAAGTCTGCCTGTGTTGCATACGCTCCTGCTTGTGTGCCTGCCTGTGCATATGGATTAAACAGCCCTGCGTTAAAGTCAATTGCTCCCCGACCTAACCCTTGGAATTGGTCATACAAGTCTCCCTGATATGCCAGAGCAGAATTAATAGCGTCGAACTGCCTAGACTGACGAGCAGCATCAAGACGGGACTGGAAGTCTGCTACTTGATTCGCCGTACCTGTATGCACACCACCTTGATTAAACAGTACCGACTCAAGACGACGCATCTCATCTGCTTCTTGTAGCCCCTTCAGAGCATTGAGCTGGTTGTAGAATTCAACACTCTGTCCTGCGGTATCTACATTACTAGCTGCTTCACCTGCTTTCTCCATCAGCTCCATGTACCTATTCGACTGGTCCATTGCTCCCTGACTAGGACTAACATTGAGGTTCTGACCGTCAAATGTTATTTGAGACATCGGAGTAGTCACGTTGTACGGTCGAAACTGATTAGCACCATTGCCGAACAAAGAAGCAATCTTAGCTTCAAGCTGGTTCTGCTGACTATTTCCCGTAACAGGATTGAAATAATTGTATGCGCTAATTCCAGCGGCACCTAGCTTACCTAGCTGCGAAAGATTTTTCATGTTAACTGCTCCTGACAATGCGTTCGATATACTGCTACCTCCAGTAGCTGCTGTTCCGCCAAATCCACTTAATGCCTGCTGTAACGGGGTAGCAGAAGAATTTATAAATGACCCTGCGCCCGTGATAGCTTTATCGCCAAAAGCGTCAATAACCGCCTTAGATAGCGTGTTGCTACCCGACGCAGCGTTAGCTGCCCCTAGGTTACTTAGATGTCTTGCACTGTATCCGCTAGCGTTTAGCGGAGAAGACCTTTGAATTATCTTTGCGGTTCCTGCTGGCTGCGACCATAGGTTACTTAAGAAGCCGTTCTTAGCAGCCGCAGCAGAAGTAAGTTTCGAGCCTAAGCTCGATGCTCCGAGATTTGTTGCTAGATTACCAGCCTTACCTGCTAACCAAGCGCCGCCGCTACCTATGCCGTAGCCCGACAAACCGCCTAGTGCTGCTCCCTTGAGTCCGCCGCTTACACCGCCCTGAATAGCCCCACCAAGTGCGCCGCCAAGTGCCATCCCAAGACCGGGAACCGCAGCCCCTAGCGCTGTTCCCGCTAGCGCTCCGATATTTCCCTTCAGCAAACCTCCTAGCATCCCCGGCTGTCTGTCTAGGACAGCATCCCTACCCGTAGCCCTCAGTGCGTAGTCGTACGCCTGTTTAGCGCGAGCAGGAGTCAGTCCAGCAGCAGCGGCGTTACCGGTCTTGAAGTACTGTGCGAACTTAGAACCAAGATTAGGGTCCGCCTTAACGAACGCCTGCTTGCTCCCGGTTTTGCTTGTACCAAGCCCAGTCAGTATCTTGTGAATCTGCTCGTTGCCGCCCGTCTTTATACCCTTAGCCCAGTCAGCTTGGAGCTTGCCCAGATACCTATCACCCAGAATATAGTAGGGACTATTGGGGTCCGTACTAAAACCGTAGTGCTGTGCTGCTGCTCCCGGCTGTCCAGCCATAGAATATAACGCATCTACTCCGAGATAGCTAGGTCTAGGTGCGTTTTGGTTATTCCAACCCCCAGCAGGCACGGTCCATTTGCCATTCTGAAAGTATGGATTGTTGGCAATCATTGGGTTGCCCACGCCGCCCGGTATATTGGTAGGCAAAGAGAACCCATATTGCTGTGGCGTTACATAAGCCAATTGTTTTCTCCCTGTAACGGTACTCGTTGTACTATATTGTCCCAAGGTATCGTCGTATCGTGTCCATAGATATCGTCCTTGGCATTAATACTTGAGTAGATAACTAGGTAGTCATCGTTCTCTTCTGTTACCCACCCGACTGTGTAGAACATTGACAGCCCTTCTGACTCGGGGTCGTCTGTCCAGCCTACGTGGTAGCTGGCGGTATCTACCCAAGCTATCAGCTCTAGTCTCATCCACACATCAACGTACAAGGAACGCAATAACTACCGTCATCGTACTCTTTAACTTTAACGGTGCTTGTTACTTTAGCGATAGTAGAACTTTTTACTATTGTATCTGATTGCGGCCTAGCCGTTCCATCTCCTGCACTCTCCAACAAATCCCCTCGACTTACAGCGGTTCCTTGGGCAATTAAGATGATTCCGGCACCCAACGCTTCTACTGAACTGTCACCATCCTCGTAATGACCTGCAAAAACTCCGTAAACACAGGTATCAGCGACTACATTAGACACTTCGCACCTCGGCAAACGCTCCGCTGTTTCATGTTTTGTCGGCGTGCCAACGGCTGTTTCTCCGTCCTCGTTAATGGCAATTTCTCTAGTTTCTGACAGAGAATGAGTACCTGCAATTTTTACTGTGTTTTCACGTTCTTGTCTGGTGCCTTCGCCCTCCAGCGGTTCTGTGTATCCGTAATGAGTCCACTCCATAAGTTCATCAACGGTAGATAAGACAGTGCCGAGTTTTAGTTCTGGCTGTGCGCCGTCTTCAAACTGACTCCAGTGAGCGCCGGTAAATGTGTTGTATCGAATTGTTGAATTATTTGTTGTATCGATATCACCGATGGTGCTTCCGCGATATCTAAAAATCACATAATTGTGAGTTCCCGCACTCGCAGAGCAATCGTTCCATAACATGTGGCTAGCGTGGTCAGAAGAGCTATAGAAATTTCCTCCTTGTGTAAACGCATTACCTTCGTTACCTGAAGGGGTGGTAGCGGTAAGACTAGGGTCGCCAACAGAAAAATCATATGGGGGAACAGTGTTGGCTACGCCAACTCTTACACCATCTATAGAAAGCCGTTCGCCGCCGTTCGTTACAAACCCTATAGCGGAACTATGATTTAAAAACATTCCTGTGTTTTGGTCACTAACAAAGCCGTACGCGCACGAGCTGGTAGTACCGTCCGCTACCCTGACTACGCTGTTGAAGTCAGCTCGTCCTGCATTAGTACCCCAAAGCGTCAGAAAGGTAGTATCAACGCCGTCATCTGTTCCTTTGAAGACGATGTTAGTGTTATTGCCTTCCGAATCTAGTGTTATACCACCGGCTGTCGTAGCAATTGTAACAGCAGAGTCTCCTGTTGCTATATTGTCAGCAGCGAGTAGATTTTGCGTTGTGATTTTTTTATACGCGCCTGCGGCAACATCATAAATGGATAGACTATCATTGGCAGCAGGCGTAGTTAAGTCTAGTGCTGCGCTATATTTATCTAGCTTACTATTTACAGCAGTCTCAATAGCGTCGTACTCTGTATCGTGTTCTGAACCCTTAACTAACTTATTGGGGTCGCCGCTAAGTAGAGCGTCCTTAGCTGTAAAATTAGTTGTTTTTGTGTAGTCGCTCATTATCGAGCCTCCCTTCCTTGTTTAAGAGTAACCGCCATTTCTTCAATATAGAGAGCTGACCCATCTACTGTAGCCGAAAATCCAAAGCTAAGGAACTGTCCACTCCTAGAACCATGCACTCTCAGGATATTAACCTCGAACCCACCAGACCACTCCGCTATTCCGTACTCAGCACTACCATACTCAGCAAGCGTACCGGAGGATGGAATACTTTTAGTAGCTGTGCCTGTATTCTTGCCGAAATCAAAAGCCCACTTAAAAAGGAATTGTTGGTTGTATGCTCCTTCTACTAGAGCTTTAAAGTTTTTCAGAAGTTTGTTACGAGTACTTTCGTAGTCAAAGAACATGGACATCCATTCGCAGTCATAGCTGCTACCAGCATCCTGATAGCCGTCATACTTACACAACTCGCCTGCATCACCTATATACAAAGTACCCTCGTGGTATGCAAAGGCATCCCAACCAGTAGACGGAAACATTGTCCATCGATATTTGGTAGGGTCTAGTAGCTCTGTCGTAGTCTGCTCTTTGAACTGGTGTACATCCATGACCCAGATGTTAGTGTCTGCCTTCAGTAAGTAGATAGCCTCATCTGGATACCAAACACTCTTGATGGGCGAGTTTGATGACAATACGTCCTCTAGTAAGTCTCCTCGCAGAGCAGCACTTAGGTCGTGTATCTCTGTATTGTCATCTGATTTGATAGTCTGCTTCAGTGACCGCACCCCTGCTCTTGTTAGAAATACGAGGTCATCACCTATAGCTTGTACAGAATCGCGTTCGAGACAGCCTATACCTTGTATGACTCGGTTGATAGTCATATTGGTAGGGTCTTCAGGCTTACTGTAGATGATAATACTATTCTTGAAAAATATTACCAAGAAGTCGCTGATGCTGCCGATAGCTACCATCTCGTCATAGCCTGTCGCTACTGCGCTGGCTGTACCTAGTACGTTAATTTCTCCAGAACCTGCTCCCGTCCAGTGAGTTTCATCGAGCAGCCCAGAGTACACGACAACGGCTTGATCGGAAGCAGATGAGCCTTTCTGAGCCCAGAGCCTACCGAAGGCACTGTGGACGCAGTTCCCAGTGGGAACCCCAGAAGCGGTAATCTCAGCAAAGGACACGCCACCGTGCGTCTTGTATATTAGGTTATTACCACTCTGTGCAGCTACAGTCATGTCATTAAAGTTCTGGAACTGCCAGTTATTACCTGTTGGCGTTAGGGAGCCAGTGACATCTGTATTTGTACTGAACGGACTTACTGACTCGTATATCTTATTTGCGCCACTTACCTCACACCCAAAAATTAGTTTGTTGCCTCCAGACGTATCCAGCATGTGCATGGATTCGATGACGGGAGTTCCGGTTAGCGCAGCAGAAGACAGTACGTTTTTACCCTTGCGGCTTTTGATACGTCCAGTCTTATCGAAGACTAGATTTCTTGCCAGTCTAGCAGCAGAGGGGTCGGTTACGGACGTACTGTTCTCCGTTTGTAGCCCCTTCAAGCCGGGAGCACGTACTGTAATTGTTTGTAACGGGTCAGCCATACTACCAACCACAACCTGCTACGTGCCAGTCAGTGACTTCTGCGTATCCGCCACTATTCTGCTGTCGTTGTTCGTATGCCATAGCCTCAGCCAGAGATTGCTCGTACCGTTTGAACACAGTACTAGAGGCTGCACCTGCGTCCTCACCCCGCTCCTCGATAGCGAGAGCTAGGGTATGCAGCATGACAGGTTCCCAAGGAACCTTGATAGTCTCACTGCCTAATGTCTTGTCTTCTTCTGGGTTGTAGATATCTACCTGTATAGTGTAGATGCCGTTAGGAATCTGGTGCAGAATAATCTGCATATCCTTATTGGCATCAAATCCAGCAGGAGCCCAGAACCCCGGCTCTGCTTGCGTCGTACCTGAGTTGTACTTCTGCCACATATCAATCTTGTTCCATGAGGTCTTCATGAGAACGCTCTCATTAGTGTCATCATAGACTCGAAGAATACGAGTACGGTCGTTAGTATACTGACTATTGCCAGAGTCTACTACGCTATAGGTAGCCGTACCTGCCGCAGTATTAAACGCAATAGTATCTCGCAGACTGTCCCAGTTGTACGCATCCTCAACTACTCGCTTGGAGTCGTTGAAGAATCCGAGAATCAGCTTGGCATAGTCACTTTCGGAAACCGTACTGAACTCAGACTCACGAAGTCGGTTCATCACCTTGTTCATGAGTTGAAGCACTGTGAAATTAGTTGCTGCCACTTTATTCTCCTAAAGAATGGGAGGGGCCATAAGCCCCTCCCGTCCGAGGTTACGATGCCGGAACAGCTACCTTAACACCTGCGTCGTTACGGAGTTCGCCCGTACCGTACAGAGTGTCAGCAGTGAACAGGTCAGCAAGGTATTCCTGCTTATACTGCGTCTGCGAGCGGACAGCCATCTGCTCCACAAGGACCAGAGCACTCTTATGAGCCATGAGGCACAAGCGAGCGTCCTGAGAACCTTCCGTGTCAGTCGGGCAGTTCGTTGAGACATAGACAGGGATACCGTAGATGTCACCAATCAGACCGTTACGGATAGAGTTAGAGCCAGCAACTTCGCCGACAAAAGCCTGCTCGGTGTAGCGAGCAATACCCGTCAGGTTCTTCTTCTCGACCGGAGGTACGACAAAGAAGCGGTCAGCCATTGGAACGTCGTCATCGTCAAGGTCTTGAATAACCGTACGAATGCCAGCGTCCGTCAGAGCCGTAGCGTTGTCCGTACCGGCGTTGAAGGCAGTGCTGCCGTCGCCGCCGATAACAGTACCAGCCGTGCCGAAGTCAACAGTCGTGCCGTTGAAGACTGCGTTAGCAGTACCTCCTGCCAGAGAGTATGACTGCAACCAGAGGTCTTGGTCAATCTGCTTGGCAAGAGCATAACCAGCGTCGTCAGTATAGAACTGGCGGTAGCTCGGAATAGCCTGCTTCTCGAGGATATCCTCAATCAGGCGGGAGTACTCATAGTGCTTGTCGATGGAGATATCGACTTTGCCATCAGTAGCCGTGATGAGAGTAACCTGAGCCTGAGCCGTTGCCGACTTAGCTGAGGCCGAACCACGAGTCGGGGTCGGGATGTGGATGGTGTCACCAACCTTGTTGTTGTGATTCATACGAGTCACGAGGTTAGCAAGTACAAGATTGCTCTTATAAGCAGCAATCACTTCGTCAGACCAAATCTCAGGGATGAAGTTCGCCTGAGTGGTCGTAGTCATATGGTTTGTGCCAAGTGCCATGATTAGTTCCTCCTAGATAATAGCGTTAGGCTTTGACCCTACCTTCTTGATACGCAGAGATAATCTCGTCGTGATTCGAGAAGTATTTCTCCGGGTCCGTCTGTCGCAGTCTGATTAAGGCTTGCCTTGAATAGACGGGCTTACCTCCGACTGCCTCTGTGTTGGTTCCTTTGCTGATAGTAGTAGCCGCTGCCAAGTCTGCCTGATTGATTGTAGGTGCTGCTGCTGCTGGAGCCTCATTCTGTGCCTGCTGGACAGACAAGTTTGCCTGCTTCCACATTGAGAATATCTCGTCGGCATAGGCAAAGTCTCCTTGCGCTGCTTTCTCCCAGATGCTTGCTCGGACTGGACTAGAGACTACCCATTGCTGGAAGTCTTCAGATGCCACGACCTCGTTTAAGTCTGGATGTTTTTTCTGCAATCGTTCAACCGTCATGTTAGCATTGAGAGACTCTTGCGCCTGCGTTAGCGGCCTAAGCGCCCTCTCTACTACTCTCTGAACAGCTTGTGTAGGATTCTCAAGGAAGTCATCATCAGTGACATCTTCAGATTCCTGCGCATTAGGTTGCTGAGTTTGCGGAGCTATTCCTTGTCTCAAAATTTCGTCGGTAATTCGACGCAACTCCCCAAGTTCATTAGCCTGCCTACCTGTCTGGGATTCGAGGTTAGTATACATACTTACCACTTCCTCGATAGACTTGCCTCTGAATTTTTCAGGTATGTTGTCTGAGTCCGTGAGTCCGTTTGAGGTCGGTTGCTCCACGCTGTTCGGTGTGTGGCTTCCTCCCATAGCTTCCTCATCGGATAAAGAAATTTCCTCCAGCTCATTTGCTAATGTTGACATAACGCTTTCTCCGTATTGTCCCATAAAGGGGTACTAATCAGTGGGAATTCCAAGTGTTTGAAGTTCCCGTTTGTTGGCTTTCCTGTGCATCCGAGCCCATTTATCGGCTGCTGTAGGATAACCAGTATCGTGTCCGGGCAACTTGAAATTCCCATCAGAGATATTCTTAGTTGCTTGTCGGTCACATTTAGGACACTGTGCCTCATACCTTCGCTCGATTGAGTTAAGAAGGCGGAACACATAGTCACATTCCTTGCAATGGTACTCGTACAGAATCATAACTCCAGCTCGCTTTGTCCGTCGTCCGGGTGCTGTAGAGCTTCTAATTCGTCGCGTACCTCTTCTTTCATGTTCATCATCTGGCGTAGAGCAATCAGTCTACCTCGTGCCATCTGTAGTTCGTCGTTGTTAGTTATGATTTCCAGAGTATTCTGGTGGTCATATGCCAACTGGAGGGTTTGTTGGAACTCCTCCCATCCCTGCGAATCCATCATCTTCAATAGGTTCTCGCACCTCTGGATTGATAGCTGCAAATTGTTCTGGTCTCGGTTCATTATACTCTCCTGCTTCTAATTCATTATTCATTTGTGCTTGGGTAACAGCCTCTAGTCCTTGCATAGTAGGCGTACCAGTAACCTGATGGTCAAGCATCACTTGTTCTGCTATCTTGATTACTTCGCGCATTGATACTGACTCTTCCGGTCCTCGTAGTGCGCTGAGTTTAGCAATGATGTCGGCGACAGCTCTAGCCCTCTCGACTTCAGCCTTCTCTTGATTGAGCACAGCTTCCGACATATTCCAGATAGCTTCGCCTCTATCCCTTATAGCCTCTGCCTCAGCCTCCCTGTCCTGATTGAGCTGGTTCTCAACGTCAGTCTGAATCTTATGGTCCAGTTCTTTCTGTCGTCGTTGAGCATCCATAAGGATAACCTTCTCTTCAACGGTAGGCTCAGGAGGTTGCGGGTTCATAGCCTGCTCAGTCATCTGGTCTACAATCTTGAGAAAGTCGTCCTTGTTATCGATGTTATAGTTGTTGATAATGGTGCGGAACAGAATCCAGTACGCTACTGAACCTTGCTCCTGTGTCTGTAATAGTTGACCAAGTTGAGCCACCTCAAACTCACGGGCCTGCGCCCCCAATGCGCCGTAGATGCGGAACTTGTAGTCTCGCTTCGGATAGCGTACAGGGTCAAACTGCATGTAGCGCCACGCAGTCTTGCGGATTACTGGGATTACTAGCTGTCGCTCCAAGTTACGCAGTGTGCGCTTGCTACGCTTCAGCATACTACCTAGCATCATGGACATTCCGCCTGCTGTCTCGTTGCGAGGATTAACCCCCAACGGAGCAGCCGTATCCATCGTGCCTGTTGCCATAGTCACCATTCTCTCCAGCTCCGAAGACTGTTTATAAGACTGCGGGTCTGGAGGTGGGAATTTAAAAGGAGCTAAGGACTCGTTAGGCGGACCCTGCGTGATGATATTACGTCCCGGTCTTACACTAAAGTCGCCGCCTCGTGGCATCAAACCACCGTTGACAATCATCATCGGGTAGGTACTAAGCCCGAGAGCATCTACCCTAGCTCGCATCTCTGCGTCCAATGCCTTCTGAGGATTGTAGCCTTTCTCTGCTACGCCTCTACCCCAGAAGCGATTGGGTACAGTCTCCCATTGCACTGCAACAAAGCTGCGGTCCTTGCAAGTGAATGGATTCTCAACAATCTTTAACAAATGACCACGGTTGCCAATCCATGCAATGACTTCTACGTACTCGAACCGTGCTCGCCAATCCTCTTCGCTCTCTTCGTCAATAGCCACAGACTCAAGAGGATTATCCTGCTTAGGATTGCTGGCTTTATTGAACAGGTCGCGAGGTACAAAGCCATGGTACTCGATAATCTCTGTGTTGTCCTGCTGGCTATCTTGCGGTAGCTGGTCCTGAGACTGCTTGTCCGACAGGGCTTCGTTGCTATACGGAGACTGCCCTATGACAATATCATCCCTGTAGACTCCCTGTATCTGCTTCCTGAGCACTTCATGGGTAGGGGTATGGTAGATGTGCGCCATGCCTAGAGCCTCGTCCAGACTGATTGCAGCCGTGTCTATGACGAATTCCCGTGGGTCAATACCTACAAGGCTGACTATGTTACGCTCTGCCTCTACCTCTACACCGTCTGGGGTACTAACGAAGTCCTTCTTGCGTTCTACTACTAGCTTCCCAATGCCAGTACCATACAGTGCAGCATTGAGGATAATCTCTCGCAATGAGTCCTCTACGTTGTACAGGTCTAGGTCTTCAAGTAGTTTGGCTTTCATGCTGCTCATGTCATCCATAACTGCCTTAGCCATCTGCTCGTTGCTCTGCTGCTGTTCAGGAGGAAGAGTCTGTACTACTTGTCCTATAGCCGTATCGGAGACATCCTGTTCGATGTCTACCCAGTTCTTACGGTGGAAGATAGACTCCTCCATCTCTGCTACTGCACCCTCAATGGCTTGAGTCAGGGCAGGACTGATGATACGACTGCGCTCTGCGTTACGAGTACGGTCTTCAGGCGACCAAATACCTCGCCACAGACGGTAATACTCGTTCCAGTTGCTATCGTACGCCTGCTCACGGGCTCTTTCCCACCGTTCTACACGAGGCATAATCCAACCGACTACCTCGCTACCGGGGTCAGCCTGCTTGCGTTCGCTTCCTTGCATATCGCTGTCTTGAAGTCCACTCATAGTCCTGTTATCTCTTCCATTTCGTAGAATGTATCCTGTACACAGTCGCCAGCATCGTAGTAGCTGGTCACAGCTATCTGGTCTATGTACGCCAGTGCGTCGAGCATGTCATCATGCACTGTGGGGTTAGGAAAATCTAGCATCTGCTCTACGAGAGGTTTGGTATACTCTCCCGGCTGTAGCGATAACCGTCCCTGCTCCAGTCTGCCCTGCAATGCCCACACAATGCGGTCAGTCTTCTTCTTATTGCCGTGTGATACTTCCCTAATATACGGGAATACGTTCAAGCGGCGCATGTTGTCGTGCAGAAAGGGCATCAGAGCGTTCTTGAGGGCTCCTTTCTCGATTCCTACGGAGACAGGCTTGTATTTCTGCGCTGCTCGCAGTACTCGTAGCGAAGTCTCTCGCACATCCCACCTTCCGTGTTGCACATCTAGGACATGCCAGCCTTGAGGCGACACATCGACTACTGCTATGGCTGTTTCGTCCAGTTTGGACTTCTGGCCCATGCTAATAGCCCTGACATCTTCGTATCCGGCAGGGTCTACAGTAATGTAGACTGAACCTTGGGGTTTTCGGTCCTCAATCTGGATGAATTCCTCCTTGAAGACAGTACCACCAAAGGAACTGAAGCTCGCTTCAAATTCCTGCTTGACAAACTCCATCGGCATGTCCACTGCTGCCGCTGCAATCTCTCCGGGGTCCAAGAATGGGTTGTCAAGCGACTTAAATGTGAACGCTTCCCAGTCTGGATTGGCCTGTGCAGAGATAAACAGGTCGTAGAAGTGGTTCTTACCCGCCGGAGTCCCGATGAATAGCGCGGACCCTTTCACATCGGCAAGGATAGGTCGGACAATAGCTGTCCAAACGTCCGGCTTCATGAAAGCATACTCGTCCATGACTACATGCCCCAAGCCCACCCCTCGAAGTGTGTCTGGTCTGTCGCTCCCCTTCAGATGAATCTGCCGGTCGTTTACGAGAGTCAGTACGCATTCATTCTCCCGAATCTTTTTGGTGACTGGTTGAGCCATTCGCTTCAATTCTTCCCACATAATGTCCTTAGCCTGTTGAAATGTAGGCGCAATGTAGTAAGAATGCCTACCAGTAAGGTCATATCCGTAGTCATTAGTCTCCATCAGCGTTTTTACGAGGAGGTCAGTCCGGGCGAACCAGCTTTTCCCGAACCTCCTCCCCGCTCCAACAACTTTAAACCTCGCATCCGAGAGAAATATAAGCTCTTGAGCTTTGTGCAACTCGAATTCGAGGTCTGCCATTACTTGCCGCCGTTGGAAGTGCCTTTCGGAGGAGCCATACCAGCACCACCCAGAGAGCTACACATATGTCGGTTCACTGAGAAGTTCTCGCCTTGCATATTGCAGCCACCAGACTTACCAGCATTGGCCTTATCACTACATTGTCGGTCTTTCATCATTATCTCCTTCATTAATTTCCTCGAATTCACCCTCCACGGCTTCGTCTTTAGCACCTTCCTCAACAATATTGTCCATACCCTTGACGACGATGGTGACTCCACCTGCTCCTTGGTCTTTACCGTAGTGTTCGACCGCTTTGCGAGCTGGTAATGCTCGTTCTAGTATTAGTTTTGCTGCTTGTACATCGCCCTTAATAGCTTTCTTGACCATCGCATTGACGATATTCTTAAATTCAGGCTCCATTTCCTTTGCAAAAGTCTCAATGAGTCGCTCTTGCAGTTGAGTAATCGCCTTCCTATGCCCTTTAGGTTTGCCGTTAGGGTTAACAGAGGGCGCTCCTTTAATCATATTGGGGTTTCCGGGTCTAGCCACGCAGCAATACCTCGTCTACTGTCGCAATATTGCCTGCCATGTACCTGTCCATGTCCACTTCGAGAGCTTCTGGATGCTCTTTCTTGAATTGAGCCATCATAGATACGGCTTGAGTGTACGCATCGCCCATGCTCTCTCCTTTATTATCAGTAGTCAGTCGTTCTTTGACCACTTCTGGGTTCCGTTTAGTAATTACCCAAGTCTTCGGCTCGTAATATTCGAGCACTTTATAGTAGTGAATGGGCAACTTAACGATGTCAATTCTATTCAAGCTCACCTTGTCGCGCAAATCTAAGTCGGGAAGCATCCCCATCTTAAGCATATCAACCCAAGTAAACCTGTTATCATACTCTTCCTGTATGTAATAGTGCAAATAGCGATGCTCTAAGTCTCCTTTCGGATATCGTTCCCCGTCGTTAGGCTCTTCAGTAGGTCCGATGTACAGTCCGTGGTTAGCTGCTCGTGCCATGAACGCGCTGCTGTAACTCTTTGGTATCGTAACTACTGCTATCATCGGCGAAAGTCTGTGAAGTTATTATCCTGTCCCGGCCTTACTTCTCGAATACGAGCCTGAGCTTCGATACTCAGGTTATTCCAGATGTTCCGTTCTTCTACTTTTGGATTCCCAATATCAACTACCTTGAGGAGGCTAACTTTCGCAGGACGGTCTTGGGCTATGAGGTAGTCCATGTCCTCTGCGAACAGTCGCAGATATAGGACAGTTGCTCCTGAGTTGTCATTCGTAGCAAACGTGAACATTACACCAGCTTCAAATTCGCTGCCGTCCCACTTGTCCCATCCTGTAGTATCGAGCCAGTCTCTCAGCTCCGAGAGGGTAGGTGCAAAGAAGACAGCATCCTTAATCTTACCGGGATTAATCATCGGTCCTCCGAATCTTTATTCACCAACCACTCATCGTTCTTGCTGTCGTTGCCTATGAACTCTGCATCCTTTAGGCAGTACCATAAATCAGTACCGTATCCGAAACCAATCTTGCCTGTGGTCGATGTGGGGTAGTCAGCGTTTGTGTAATCGTATTGGTTTTGGTCGTATACTACACCACCTGCCCCTATGTACTTCCTATCTTCTCGAGTGCTGAGTCTTGCTCGTAATTCAACGGGTTGTCCAAAGCCTCCCGCCTGTGTAGGCGTAGGTCTGTTCCCTGTAAGAGCAGACGCATTTCCGCTAATGTATATCTGCCAAAGGTTTGCACTACCGCCATTACTCATTATGAGAGGTTCATTAGAGTCCCATCCGAAAGGGGTTTGAGATACGTTATATGAATCTATCCGCCACCCTACTCCCGCGTCGTTGTGAGGATGAGTAATCTTGTAGCGCATAGCACACTCTTCTAGCAGTGTGTTACTTTGGTTAGGTCCGAAGGTATTAAGCCCTGTCTTTAAGGTTCCGTGAGCATTCCTAGTCCCTTCAATGTAGGAAGTACATATTGGAATCTCCTCTAGCTGTACGCAATCGAAGCAGATGCTAGACGAGTTATCTCCTGTGTAGGACAGGGTTTCAGTATCGTCCGTAATGTAGACAGCGACGTTAGCTGTAGTCCCTGCCGTGTTTGTATCTACACAAGCCATTAGTCGGAACCAGCCGTTTGCGTATTCGATGACATCTACCCAATGAATTGTAGGGCTTCCTGCTACGGTTACAGCAGATGCGGCTCCGGTAGTCATGTTGAGCTTTGCGCCGCCTACATTCGTAAAGGTGCTGTCAGCTATAGCGATAGCGCAATTGTGAGTTCCTGCTACTCGCTTGACATAAGCGCTGACAGTCATAGCTGCGTTGGTAGCGGCAACTGTCTGAGCTTCGTAGGCGTAGTGCAGAGCTGTCGTATCGTCTTCCTGCAAGACATTTCCGATGTTCCGTCCATCAATGCCTCGTGTAGTTCCCGTAGTAACCACTGCTGAATCTGTCCAAGTACCTGCCCACTCTCTCGGAGTAGTGACTTTATTAGTCGTAGTTCTTTGGAAATCAATACCCCAGAGCTTGTCTTCTGGGTAGTTCATCACTGTCTTCTGCGGATTCCGGTTTGTCACTTCGTAGGTATTAGTGCTACCTACTTGAGTCAGAGTGCAGCTAGGTTTGGCCTTACGATACGCTACTCCGGTGACTGCGGCTGCTGCTGATACCTTGTAATCTACCGTACTACGCAGGACTTCACTCGGGTCTTGGTTGCTGTAGCCCGACATATCCTCAATCATCATGTAGTCAATCTCGATAGTAGTGCCGGAGCTAGTAGTTCGGTTCTGGATTCCAAAACGGTAGTTAGAAGGGGTGCCGTCTGCTATAGTAATCAGGGTTGTGTACTCGTGCCACTCATTGTCCACGTAGGGAATGTTGCCTTGCCAGTCGGCTACCGTACCGTCATTCCATGTGTAGATACCCAGTGCGTCCGTACCTGATATATAGCGATATCTGACCGTGACTCGAATATCCATGCCTAGAGCAATATTATTGATATTGTTCATGTAGATAGCAGCAAAGCTGGTAGGAGTATACTCCTGACCATTTCTTGTGCCGCCAAGTAAGTCCCAAGTCCCTATGTCGAAATTATCATCAGAGGCTTCGACCATTGCCTCTACACGACGGTAGCCAGAGAAGGTAGCTTCGGAAGATTTGCCAAAGCGCATGACTCC